CGGCCAGTGTTCGGCGAGCACCTTGCGGACCTCGTTCAGCAGGAGCGTGTCGTCCTCTGTCAGGTCGGTCGCATCCTCCACGTCGAGCAGATCAAGGATTCGGCCCTGATCATCGTCTCCGTCAAACAGCTTCTGCACGCCCTTGCGGATTGCGTCGGTAAGATCCCAGGAGCGCACCTGAGCGGCGCGATGGGGCGGAGAAGCTAGCTCCGCTTCCATCATACCGCGCTCGATGACACTGGGGGCCCTCAGCGAGAATACCGCCGCCTCTGGATCATTCTCGCGCCAAGGCGCGCGGTACGTGACGGGTTGTGTCGTGCTGGTCGAGATCATGCTGGCCTCAATAGAATGCGAGGATGCGATCGGTGTCGCGGGTCACTGCGTCGCGGCCGAGACTGCGCAGCTGGAGCGTGATGTCCTCCGAACGAAGCTTGCCACGCGTGCCCGGATCAGCCGTCACCGGCTGACCCAGCGGTGCCACGAGCGACCACCGGTTGCCCGCCACAGATCCGTGGCGAAGCACTGCCGGCATGGTCACGCCGTTGCCAATGTCAGTGATGGTGTCGCGATTAGCGACCAGCGTTGCGAGAGGGTCGACGCGAAGCGTGGGCGTGCGGTCGACGATCTGCGAAGTGCCGAAGCCATAGGGCGTGTTCGGATCTTCAGGCGTCTCCAGCTGCGAGCCCGGGTCGAGCGTCCAGGTCGAGATCGCGAGCGGCTTGCGGTTGATCAGCACCGCGGGCGACTTCGCTGCGCCCTGCGCCAGAACGGGAGCGGAGTGGTTCGCAATAACGAGATTGGTCGGGATCGCGGCGTCGGTCTTGCCCGCGTAAATGCCCGTGAAGGTGAAGGCGGCGAAGCCGGGTCGCGCGGTGCGCCCATCCAGCGTGGTTACGCCCCGGCAGCCGACGAACTTCAGGAGAATGCCGTCTTCGTAGATGTAGATCGTTGCCGAGGGCTGATCCGTGGCGCGCGCCGCGGCGTCGGACGGCGAAGTCTGGGCATAGGTCCAGTTCGCGGGAACAGCGACCTGAGACGTCGCGTCGAGCGGTGGCGTGAAGGTGTCGCCAAGGGTCGCGACCTTCCCCGCACTATACTCCGTGACCAGCGGCTGTGCGCCGTTGCCTGCGCCGGCCGAGATGACCAACGGCACGCCGATCAGTGCACGTGCAATTGCAGGGAAACTGGCGCCGAGGGTTACGCTGGTGGCGGTGCCGGCAGTCGCGGCAGCAGCTGCAATCGCAGCCTGGAACTGTCCGCGCCAGCCGGAGGCCTGGAGCGCCTGATGAAGCGGCGGCTTCGCCGTCGAGGTATAGGCCACGCCGTTGCCAGCGCCTTTGATGCGCGAGCGGAAAGAAACGGTTGCGGCCTGGCCGATGATCAGCGGCGCGCCGGCAACCAGCGAGCCGGTCGCCTCGTTGCTGGCTTCCTGCGTCCATGGCGAGTTGTAGGAAACGCTGTCTGCCTCAACGGGCAGCGCGTCCAACGTGGGATCGGGTGCCGCGTCGACCGCTTCGGTCGCCTCCAGCTTGAGAAGCACGGCAACGTTCGCCGGGCGGATCGTCTGGTCCATGAAAGGGTCTCCTATGCGAGGCTGCGCGGGTCGCCGCGGGGTGTGGTGAGGGTGATGACAAAGTCCTGTGAGAAGCCCATGCGCCGCTTCGAAGCGAGCTCGGTCACAACGGGGCGGCGGTCGCGAGCCTCAATGTTCTCCACGATGCCGCCCAGGTTCTCGCCGTCGCCGCACAGGGCAAACACGGCTTTGGCGTGCAGATCGTTGAGCGCGTCGTGTGTCTGGGCGCCGCCGTGACCCTCAACGAAGCCGACGACCTCGATCGACAGTTCAGCGCGTGTCGCGCCTGCCTCAAACTCAACCGGCGTGTCCCCGCCGTCGTGAACCTCAAGGGCCGGGAATGCGTCAGGGTCGCCGGACGGCATGCGTTCATAACTGCCGTCCGGCGCGACGATGTCAGTCAGACGGGCGTCGACCTCCGCGAAGATGGTGGAGAGCGCCGTCATGCTTGCTCCGCCTCCTCAACAGTGAGCACCCAGGCAGCTACGTCCGCGTGCGGGTCCTTGTCGTTCACGGACCAGCGGGAGCCGTCGGCTTCCACGATGATGTTACCCTTGCGTGGCTCGGCAGGGAGGTCGGAAAACTGGATCTCGAAGCTGGTGCGCGCCGCGCGCCCTTCCAGCCCTTGGTAATTCGTCGCGGGCTCATCGGTGCGGATCGCAACGACGGGCTCGTCCGTGAGGCCCTCGCCCGTGTAGCGAACCTCCGTGCCGTACAGCCCGCGGATGGCAGCCAGTGCGGCGGCCTCGTGCGGCAGCATCAGTCCGCCCTGCCCTCGGTCTTCGCCGAAGTTTCAGATACCGCGATGTTGTCGTCGACGAGCTGCTTAGCTCGGGGAGCGACGATCTCGTCGGCCTTGTCGCCGATGGTGAGAGTGGTGCCAGCGTCGGCATAGGCGCCGCTGTTCCGCACGGTGGGCCCGTGCAGGACGATCTTCTTCATGCAGATGCTCCAGAAAAGAGAACGGGCGGACAAGCCGGGGCCCGGCCGCCCGTTCAGGCTCGGGGGAGAGGGGTTACGCCGCGATCTGGCCGGTCAGCAGGACCGAACCAGTGGTGTCACCGCTGGCCGCGGAAGCGGCAGCGACGCCCGCCAGCACGTTGTTCGTCGCGGTGGTCGTGAAGTTCTTCGCGGTGCCGTCGAAGTAGAGCTTGGTGGCGCCGGCCACCCAAGCCGCGCCGGTCGCTTTGGGCAGTGGATTGAAGACGCCCACTCGGACGAAGGAGCAATCCTCGCTCTGCGCCGCGTCGGTAGAGGCGATGCCGACGATCGCGCCGATAAGGGCGGGGCCGCCGCTCGCGACGGCATAGGGGGCAGGAAGGGTGATGTTGTCACCCAGCTGAACGTAGTTCTTCATGGGGTTCGGTCCCTATCTGAGGCGAAAGCGACGGCCCTCAGGCCGCCTGCTCCGCACGGTGCTTCTCGATCGCTGCGATGATGTCCGCCTTCTTGGACGCGCCGTTGAGCGGCACGCCCTCCTTGGTCACCAGGAGGTGCAGGTCCGTGACGGACATGCCGTCGAGGTCTTCGTCGGCGAAGTCGGATGCCTCCTCGGGCAGGTCTTCCGGCTCGCCATCCAGGAGGTTGTTGTCCTTGAGGCGCGTCGCTTCGTCGTCCGAGACGATGAGGCTGCCTTCGATCGGGTGGCGCAGCTCGTCCTTGATCGTGGTCGGCTGCGCCAGCTTGATGCTCTTCATGGGCTGGGTCCTTTGTGCGGATGAAGGAAGGGCGGCCGGGTGGCCGCCCCGTCACAATCAGGCGGGCGCTGCGCCGGGGTTCTTGTAGAGCCCGCGCCAGTCCAGGACCTTTGCCGTGGCATCGAGGCGCGCCTTGAACTTGATCCCGTCGACCTCGAACGACTGGTGGGTGTCGGTGAACACCTCCTCCTGGCCTTCGAGGTGGGCGAGCAGGACCGTGTCATAGGCGTTCGGGTCCGCAGCCAGGTACCAGCTGTAGTCGGTGATCCGTTCGTCCACGACGAGCTCGAGCTTGCCCGAGAACGGGTTCACGTTGCCGTTCGTGTTGGCGGCGATGACGGACAGGAACTGCTCTGCGGCAGTCTCCTGAAGCGGTCCCACGATCAGGAAGCGCGGGCGGATCGACATATTGCCGCCCTCGGCCGTCTTCTGCTGGCGCATGGCGGTCCGGCCGGCGCCGACAGAGGTGACCGTGATCGCGGTGCCAGTTGCGGCCAGGTTCTTGTGGGTCGCGGTGTCGAACAGGACCGCGCCGTCGTACACCGTCGGATTGCCGAGCAACTGGCTGTAGACCAGGTCGGATTCGAGATCCGCGGCCTTGTTCGCGAACTGCGTCGGGATGCGCCCGAACAGGTTCTTGTCGTCGTTGATGATCGCCTGCCGCGAGATCGGGATGATGCGGGCGTAGGTGGCGAGCTTGTAGGTATCGCCGGTGTCGGTCAGGGCACCATGCTTGATCTCGCCGTTTTCCTTCACGAGCAGCAGCGCGGGCGCATCGCCCATGCCGATGATCGAAGCGGGGCGGAAGTCAGGCAGGGTGCCGCGCGAGACCCAGTTGCGGAAGCTCTGCGGAGCCGCCGCGAAGGCCTGGCGCACGCGGCGGTTGGCCGCGTTGCCGAGCGCATTGGCGAAGTCGCTCGTGGTGAGCGCACCGCCGCGCATACCAAGGGCAGCGCCGGCCACTTCCAGGCGGCTCATATCCGTAGTGCGGATGCCGGTGCGCTGGAGATAGTCGCGCGACATCTCCATGAGCGTCAGCCCGCGGAACTCGCGCGCGGCGGCCGAGCGCTGATCGGTGATGCCGAGAGCCGTGGGCGCGACGCCCGGGTTCGCCGTCAGGAGCAGAGCATCCTCGACCGCACGGCGATAGCCCTCGGTCTCGGTCCCGGTACGTCCGGCGCGTGCGTCGATCGGGTCGCGGGTCCGGGCGGCAATCAGACGTTCCGCGACGCGGCTCATCAGATCGCTCTCGGTAAGCGGGGTAGTTTCGTGCGACCCGATCAGCTCCAGCGCGAACGCGTCGCCGAGATCGGCGGTACGGGCGCACTGCTCGCGGATGCGGGCGATGGTCACAGGCGCGCCGCGGGTCTCAACGACCGGCGCAGGCGTGTCGACAACGATAGGCGGGGTGGCCGGCGCGGGATCAGCCGCCGGCTCGATCGCGGGATCGGGCATTGTGTTCTCCGGGTTGGGAGCGGCGGCGCCGCGGATTGTGCAGGGGTGTTCGCCGCCCTGCGCGGCACTCCGCTGGCGCACTTGCGCAGCGGCATCGAAAGGCACCGTCACGAACGAGAGCTCAACCGGCTCCCAGTCAGTGGCCAGCATGCGGGGGTATTCACCCTCACGCTCGGTGCGCTGAAATTCGAATACGTTGTAAGACACGCTCAGCGAGCGAATGTGGCCGTCAATGATCTTGGCGACGGTGTCCGCCACGTCCGGCGTGCGCGCCAAGCGCACGCGACAGAGACCCTGACCATTCTCGATCCGCACACTACCGGGCACGACCGAGCCGAGCACGCTGCTGAGGCTGTAGGTGCTGTGGCTGTCGAGAAGGCATGCGCCGGCATTGAGCCGCCCGAGCCGGACAGCGGCCGGGTCCATGGAAAGCTCTTCGGTGTAATACCCGCCGTCCAGCCAGTCGAAGCGAAGACCGGCAGCGCCGATTGACCAGACGACCTCGATCGAATTGTCGGCTTCGTCATAGGAGGCGGGCCGAACGTCTGCGGCGCGCAGCATCGTGGGCGCATTGACCGAACGGGTCTGGGGTGCGGGATCAGGCATTGGTGTGGGTCCCCACGAAGAGGCGGCGCGCGAGGGCGAGCATCAGCATGCGCTCCGCGTCGGCCGGCGTTGCGGTCGGGTCAGTCGTGTCGGTCTGAAGGGGTGTGAATGGGTCGCCCTTGAAGGCGAGGCCGAGGGCCTTCGTCTTCTTCAGGCCCTCCGCCGTCTGCTCCATGAACTCGTCGTGATCGAAGCCGCGGCTGTTCAGCAGGTTGGGGCGGTTCTCTAGCCCGGCCTGCATCTCCAGGATGTCGGCCTCAGCGTCGCCCTTGCGGTCGATGCTTTCGAACGGCGGCGGGGTCCATTTGATCGGGACGGCCTTTGCGGGCCAGAAGCCGAAGTCGCTGCCGGTGGAGTGGAACCAGCGCCAGATCGGCTCCAGCCCCACGGGGATGATCGTCAGGAACTGAAGCCGGCCGCACGAGCGCTTCATCTCCAGCGCACCAGCCTTGTAGCTGGAGAAGTTGACGTTGGAGAGGTCGCCGGTCTGCTGTTCGTAGGTGACGCCGACGCCGGCCGACGTTGCCAGCATGGCGACGCGGAACAGATCGGTCAGCGGGCCGGACTTCGGAGGGGTCGAGAACGCGATCTGCTCGCCGGGATCGAGCGTTTCGATCATTCCCGGCACGAACTCTTCGACAGGGGGGCCGTCATAGGTGCCCTCGACCGGCATGCCGATGCTGGGATCTTCGCCTTCCTGCGACGGCGCTCGATACCGGAAGCCGACCATGCAGGCCGCGATGTTCGCTTTCACGACCTCGGCCTCGATGCCCTCCTCGACATCGCCGAGGCGCTTAACGACGCTTTCGAACACCGAGACACCCTCGGTCTGGCCGATCCATTCCGAATGGAAGAGGTGGACAACCTCGTCGGCGGGGAAGCGCACCGTGTCGAACGTCGACCAGGGCTGCCCCTGCCGGCTGCGGTAGAAGTGATAGGCGACGGGGATATTGTCGGCGTCGTACTCGATGCCGCGTTCGATGTTGTCGCCCACCTTGGACGTCGCGAGCATGCCCTTGTCGAGCAGCTGGAGGCGGAGCGGTACGCCGCTCGGCACCTTCTTAACCCGCTTGGCGATGAATACCTCGCCATCGCGCAGCATCGAGCGAACGAGCAACTCTTGCAGCCCGTACAGGTCGAGCTTGCCGTAGAAGTCGCAGACCTTCGTCCACTCGTCCCAGGCCTTCCGCAGCGCCTTCGAGCCCTGCGGCGCGCCGGTGATGCCCCAGCCGACGATGCTGTTCAGCAGGGCGTTCAGGGACTTCCGGGCGAACGGGTTCTCGGCGACCAGCGACAGGATCGTGAGCCGGTCGACCAGCCGGCGCGGCCGGGCGTCGTTCGGGTTACCGGTGTTGACGTGGAACGCGTGATCGGAGCGGCCGGCGAACCGCTTCTGCGGCGCTGGTGCTGACCGGGTAATCATGCGCCGTGCCGCTTGCCGGCGAATGCCGGCCACGGGCGACACGTACGAGACGGCGCGATCGATCCAGTTCACCGGCGACGGCCCACCTGGCCGATGATGAACCGGGTGCGGCGGCCGACTTGGGAGGATGAAGCGGCCAGTTCAGCCTTCACGTCGGCGCGCAGGCGCCGCATCTCGTCGAGCGAGTGGAAATCGGTCTTGCGACCGTCCGCGAAGGTGACGCTTTTCACCCCCGTGAGGATCGCGGCATCGATCTTGTCGAGGTCGGACTGCTGAAATGGCATCAGCGTCTCCTTTTCAACCAGCTGCCCTGCCGCTTCGCGAACTTGGACGGTTTTGGCGGGGTGCGAGGCGTCGGATCAGCCTCAACGGCGGGTTTCGGCGCGGATTTCCGCGCGATCGGCTGTTCCGGGGCGGTGGAGACCGCCTCCACGACGGCGTTGAGCTTCATGCCGAAGTGAAAGAGACCCATCAGCGCCGCGTACGCGTAGACACGGCAATCGAGCGCCTCGTTCGCCTTGCCTTTCGGCAGATCCCAAACGGTGAAGCGCTTACCGCTCACCACCTTGGTGATCAGGCGCTCAGCGACGAGCTGGATGTACCAGCCGAGGTCCCGCTTTGCGTGGAAGTGCATGTAACCGGGGCCCGGCTCTTCGATACCAAGCCGCCACCGGATCGAATCCTTGGCCGAGTTGGCGCCCACGATCACCGGCTTGAACTTGGCGCGGTTCTTGGCGCTAGGTCTGGTGGTGGGCCAGACGGGGGTCCGCTCGCCATTGCGCGAGCTTTGGCCCTTCACCGCCCAAATATGCCGTCCAAGTCGCGCCTTTGCGAACTTGTAGACCTGTTGCGTGTGGTGGCCGCCGGAATCGATGCAGGCGGCAGTTACGGTGAACTCTCGGCCGTCCGCGCGCCTGAAGATGCGGAGCAACTCGCGATCGACGCGCTTCCATAGTTCGTCCGTGGCAGGATCGCCTTCAACGATGACGTGGTCGAGTGACCAGCTTTCCTCGCCGTGACCCCAGCCAACGAACTCGATTTCGACGCGATCATCCTGGGTGTCGCAACCTGCGGTGATAGTGCCGACACCCTCGGGCACTTCGCCCGGCCAGTTCTCGGCGCGTCGGGCCAGCACCTCGGCGGCGATGTCCTTTGCCGCCTGGCGCTTGTGCGGGCGCCCCAGCTGGGTGTTGTCGAAGGTGACCCGCTTGTCCGGATCCTCCTTCGCGGCGATCCACTTCGCCGCGATCTTGGGCGGGGCATCCTTCGGCCAAGGGCTGAACAGCTTGGACGCGGTGAACGATGCATGTTCGTTGTCCACCGCCCACTTGCCGCAGTCCGAACACTTCGCGCGGTAGACGGCCCAGCGATCCGATTCCCACCAGTCCCAAACGATGCTGATCGGACTTGGTGCGTCATCGGCGGCCGCTGGATCGGACCAGGCGCGAGCGTATTCCTCCAGCGGGTCGCGCCGCTTGCCGCAGCAATGGAACGGGCGCGTCTGATGCCAGCGGGTGGTGCGCAGCGAGATAAGTCGCTGCCCTTCCGACCAAGCCGCACCGCAAGCCTCGCAGTGGATTTGCGCGCCTGCGGTCCGGTGTTCGCCGGTCTCTTCGTCCGTCTCCCAGTGAACGTGCCGGAAAAACTCGAGGAACTGGCGGTGCTGACAGTGCGGGCACTCGACTGAGGCCTGCCGCTGGTCACCCTCGTTATAGCTCGCCTCGATCAGGCTCTCGTCGGCGATCGTCGGAGAGCACGCGCGTACCGACAGCCAGTTCGCGAAGGTAGCCATGCGCTCGTCGACCAGGTCGAGCGGGTTGCCCTCCTTGGTAATTGGATACTTATCGACCTCGTCGCACATCCCGACGCGGATCGGCCGGCGTGCAAGATTGTCCGGGCTGCCGGCACCAGCCAACGCCGCAAAGCCGCCAGGGAAAGCCTTGTAGAGCAGCGTCTCGTCGGCGTTCCGCGTCTTGCCGGACCCGAACAGGCCGCGGAGCGCCGGGGTGGCGCGGATCAGAGGTGTGATCCGCTCCTTGGAAAATTGCTCCGCCGCATCCTCTTTCGGCTGAACGATCAGGATCGGCCCAGGGTCGAGGTGGGCGAAGTAGCCGAACGTGTTTTCGAGCAGCGCAGTCTTCATGAGCTGCGTGCAGACCATGACGCTGATCTTGTGGACGCCTGGCTCGGTCACCGCGAGCATCGCGCCGCGGGCAACCTCTACGGTGCCGGTGCGCCACTTGCCCGAAGTCGACCCGGCCTCCTTCGCCAGCCGTCGGTATCGGTCGGCCCATTCCGGCACGCTGATGCGCGGGGGCGGTGTCCACCCTTTCCGCGCGGCTGCGCGGAGCCGATCAGCCTTCGCGCTGGTTGGTGAAGTCGGCCTCGGGGTCGCCAAGGTCGTCAAGCTGCTGATGGACATGGACCGTGAGGGCCTCCGCGACCTTATCCGCGTCCACTCCAAGCTCCGCCGCCAGCAAGGGTCCGATCCGCGTCGGAAAGTTCATCCATGCGTCGCGCTGGGCTCGCTGAGTTTCGAACAGCACAGCCTCAGCGTGCTCAATCTCAACCAAGTGGCCGGCATCCTTGCGGGCGGCCAGGAGGTGCTTGGCGGCGAGGGCATTTTCCTTCACGCGCTCCGCCGTCAGGGTGTCTGCGTACTGCCCGGCGAGGACGTTATCGAGGAACCCTTCGATCTCCTCCGCGAACAGTCCCTCTGCAGCTTCGGCCGCGGCTTCCGCGGTTGGTGCGGACTTCCGGCCGGGCTTGTCCGCAGTGCGGACAAGCGGTGCGGACATTTTCGGGGTGTCCGCACTCCCGGCAGTCCTGCGGTTTTGCTTCCTCCAGCCGCTGCCGGCGAGCCGCGCATCAACCTTTCCATCTGCCAAAGCTGGCAGTTTTCCTTCCTTAATCGCCCTGCGAACGAGCTTGTCGTTGCAGCCGTCCAGCCGCGCGAACTCGCGCACGCTGACTGGCTGGGGTGCGGACATTTCGGGTGCGGACACCTTTTGCACCTCATAGCTGGGAAACGTACACGCCTTTGCCCCCCGTATAGCGTCAGGCCCCCGGAAGGACCCACGACCATGGGTCATCATGACACATACTCAGCATCAGATACCGTTGGGCGAATCTGGTACTCTCATTGTAACTTGGTTGATGCGGCAGCGCGCCGCGATTGGAAAAGGGCAGAGGATGGCTTGGTATCTTGTTGGCACGTCGGTTCTTCCAGTTGCACGTTCTGAGAACGATGCTTTCTCGAAGACTTATTCACCCGGAGACAGCGTTCCATTGTCGGGAATCTATAAGTGCGAGGGTTGCAAGCGTGAGGCAACATCGAACCTCGGCGACCCGTTTCCTCCGCAGAACCACCACCAGCACGGCGCAAGCCAGGGGCCGATACTATGGCGATTGTTGGTGATGACGAACGTATACGCCCTCTAACCAAATATCGATGCCAGCTGAATATTGGGCAAGCCTTCGGACTTCGCCCCGAGCGGGTGCTCGTGCGGTGAGGGCCGAAGGTGGCTAGGCCACTGCGATCGACGGAGGCTGCTTAGGCAGCGGCGCCACTAATGTGCTTGGTTTGTTCTACATCGCTCGATTGCAAAAGGAAAGTGGCAACCTTCAGCCGCCACTCACCAAAGCACACCAGGGCATACTTGCCGTTGCCCTCGTCCTCGACCACGCCCGTGAGCCCCGCGAACGGACCATCTGGCACGCACACCTTCTGCCCAACGGGGAAGACGTGCCGCTCAGCCTTGCGACGCACCGGGCGCGCACGACCCTCCTCGGTACGCAGCGCCTCGATCTCCCGGTCCGCCAGGATCGGGATGCGGTCATAGTAATGGAACACCGAGAACGATGGGTGCGGGCTGACCGGACTAGCGGCAAGGTCCAGCAGATCGGACAGATGGTGAGCGCGAGCGAACACGAAGGTGGGCATGATCGGCGCATCCACGTCGATCCGCTCACGGCTGCGGCCTTGTCGTCTCTGGATCACGGACGCTGGCGTCCACACCTCTAGCCCCGCCTCCCCCAGCGAGTGGGCGAGCGGCAGCGTGCGCGGTCCGCTGGTCCGCAGAATGCACCACTTTGAAGCCTCAACCATCACGCCCCTATACTCCTGCTCGCGTTCCTGATCATGCTTTGTTCTATGCCGCTTCTTGCTGGTGGGCACCCGCCGCCAGTGCCCGGTCAATCTGCTCCTGCGTCAGCGCGCCGCAGGCCAAGCCATACCCGCGGAACTCCGGCTTCAGCCTTCGGATCTCTTCATCGGTGAGCGGCGGCACTGGCGCCGCCTCGACTGGAGCACGACGGCCGGCGCGCATGATGTACCGGGCCAGATTGATCGCGTGCTGCTCCGGGCTGACATAGGCGGCGATCCGCTCTTTCAGCTGGCGGATGGTGGGAAACCAGTCGAGCTCTTCCAGGCACCGGCGGCAGGCATACGCCAGCGCCGCTTGGTCGACGCCATCGAGCATTGAGGAGTAGGTGTTCAGCTTCAGCTTGCCCGCGATCTCGTCCGTGGCTTGCGACGGGAGGGATGCGGCCAGAGCGCCAATCGACTGCCGGAGGTTGCGGGCGTCCGCCGGCACGATGGGGGCAATTGCCCGCGCCACCGGCTCGATCAGAGCGATCTCCGCCGCTGTGAATATTGGCTCAGCCTCCCGCACCCGGTCGAGTACGGTCCTGATGCTCGGCGTCAATGACGGCATCGAGCAGCCCGTTGCCGGTTCTGCGTGGGCGGTCGTGTTGGTGAGTGCGTTTGCCATTTCGGGTCTCGTTTGTTCGGTGAAGCCATCCAGGTTCAAAGCTCGTCCAGCCGCGCTCGACGATGTGATCAATGATCCGACCCGGCGGCCACTCGTCGTCGGCGTGAGCCGCCAGCTTGGTGCTGAGCAGCTGGTAAGCCCGCGGCGTCAGGTGCTCCCGCTTCGCCTTGCGGTGGTCGATGTACCCCGCCCACTGGTCGGCGCTGACGCCCTCCGGCGGAGGCATGTCCTTCGGCCAGCGAGCCTTGCGAGAAGCTCGCTCGGCGATCGCTGCACGGCACCCCGCCTCGATCACTGCCAGCACCAGCCGGGTCGCCTCGCTCGCGTACGCGATAGACCTATCCGGGTGGGGGAGCGGGGGTGGGGTTGTTTGAGGGGTTTGGGGAGAAAGAAGGGGAGGGGGAGAGGGGGCGGGTTCGTCGCAGATTTCACGTGACGGCACGTGATCTAACGTGATGTCACGTGACACAGCGCTGCGGCGCGAGGACTGGCGTTCACGATCCTTCTTGCGTCGACCCTGAATAGCCTCGCGGTCAGCATCGGCGCGCGCAGCAAGCATCGCCACCTCGGCGACGAGCTCCGGCGGCGTTCCAGCCGCGATGAGACGTGACAGCAGCGCTGCGCTCACGATTCCACAACCTCGATGTCAGGATAGCAGGCGCGGAACAGCGCCTTGCGCAGTGGCCAGTCGCGCACGCTCATGCCCTTGGTGTCCTCCACCACGAGCCGCCCACTACCGCGCAGGCGGTAACGGAAGTCAGGCGTGTAGACCGCGCGCCGGCCGTTATCGTGGATCAGCGTCTGCCCGTTCACCTCGAAGAAGTAGCGCGGGCCGATCTCCAGCTCGTACACCTCGCCCGCGCGCTGCAGCAGGTGCAGTTGGGCGCAGCGGCGCGCCTCCTTCTTCGACGGGTGCATGTGGCCGTGGCCGCATCCCGTCGCTTGAGCGCTGTACTTGTGCCCAGGCTTGAGGCGCCCGGCACGCTTCATCGGGGCGCCCCAAACCGACTCGAAACCGTGGTCAGAGAGGCGTACACTGCGCGCATGGATGCTGAGACACTCCGCAAGGTCGCCAGCTTGGCCCGTTCGCGAGCGCATCCGCCGCGCGCGCTGGATAGGCGCGACGCCTTGGAGCGGCTCGGCGCCGAGAGAGCGCTTGAACAGCTGGCAAAGGATCTAGAGGTGATGGCCAACCACTGCCGCTGACAGCAGCCCGTCACGCCGCTGCCTGTTCCGCCGCAGTCAGCAACTCCGGCTGAGCCAGCCGCGGCAGCGGCTTGATGCGCCCGAGTTCACGATCGGCACGGGCGCGGCCCTTTGCAATTTGCTCCCCATCGAGACGGCAGTTGTCGCGCCCCATCAGGTCGAGGATCGTCTCGGCCTCGGTCAGGCCACCCTTGCGGATGGCATGCGCGAGATCGGCGGAGTGCTGTGGGAAGTCGGCCATCGGTGTTCTCCTCAGATCCGGAAAGGCATGACGAGCAGCGTGGCCTCCGGTCGGGCATTGCTGCGGAGGCGCACAGGCGCGCCGAAAGTCTCGGTGATGCCGAACTCGACACTGTCGACGTCGAGGGCGCTGATCGCATCGCGGAGCAGCTGAGAGCGGAAGCCGATGTCGAAAGCGTCGCCGGCATATTCGCAGGCCAGCTGCTCAACCCCCTCTTCGCCGGTCGTATGCGAGATGCCGCTCACCACCACAGCCTCCGGCTTCACCGACAGCTTGAGCGCGCCCTCCCGGTCCGTGCGCATCAAAGAGATGCGGCGAAGCGCGGCGGACAGATCGTCGGCGTCGGTGCTCAGCCGGATCGGCGGGGCCGATGGAACCAGCCGGTCAACATCGGGGAAGGTGGCATCGATCGGCTTCGCGGTGATGATGAAGTCGCCTAGTTCGGCGCGCACCCGCGTGTCCGTGAACGTCAGGCCGACCTCGCCATCGAAGTTGCCCATCGCCTTCATCACCGCATCGACGAAGGAGAGTGCTAGGATCGTCGCGGGGATGTTCTCGCCGCCGGCGGGCAAGGGTGCGAGCCAGCGGCCCGCCCGATTGCCGTCGGTGGTGAGGTAGCGCAGCTGATCGCCGAACACGCTGACGTGGACGCCGTTCATGTAGTAGCGGGTCTTGGCGTCGGTCGACGCGGCGTGCCGCACGGTGCCGAGCGCCTTGGCCAGGTCGGCAACCTTCATCGTCACGCTGGAGACCGCTTCTCCAAGCTGCACGTCAGGGTAGCTCTCCGCCGGCAGTGTGGCGAAGCGGAAGCGTGAGCGGCCCGAGACCAGCGTTACGCGGCTGCCCTCCACCTCTTCCAGCCGCGCCTGGCTGCCGGCGTTGAGGGCGCCGGCGATGTCAGCCAGGCGCTCGGCTTCGATCGTGGTCCGGCCGGGCACCTCGACCTGTGCGGGGATGGTCCGCACGGCCGTCAGGTTGAGGTCGGAGGCGGTGAGCCGCAGAGCGCCGTCCCGCGCCTCGATCAGCACGTGATTGAGGATGGGGACCTCGGAGCGTCCGCGGACGCAGGATCTCACGTCCCGAAGCGCTTTGGCGAGCGCGGAGGCTTCGCAGGTGAATGCTGGGCGCGCCATGATCAGATACCCAGCGCTTGCTTGTAGGTTTCGAGCAGCATGTCCGCTTCGTCGCGGTGGTGCTTCTCCATCTTCCGCAGGCGGATGATCGTGCGCATCGTCTTCACGTCGAAGCCGGTCGATTTGGCCTCGCCGTAGACATCCTTCACGTCGTCGCTGATGCCCTTCTTCTCTTCTTCCAGGCGCTCGATGCGCTCGATCAGCAGGCGCAGCTGCTCGGCGGAAATGCTGTCGCTCATAGGTCTTCTCCGGTGAGGGTGGTCTCGAACAGGCCCAGTTGATCGTCGGGGTTGGCGGCGAGCCACGCAGCCAGGCGACCCTGCGCCGCGGTACGAGCGGCGCTGGCCTCGGATGCTTCGATGTCCGCGCTCTGCCAGCGCGCGAGGGCGCGAATGGCGCGCTTCTCGGCGAAGGTGACGAGCGCCTCCAGCCGAGCCCGCTCGGGGTGGATTTCGGCCGACATCAGTAAGCGTCCAGCCGGGCGCGCTCGTGGCGCAGCTTCTGCTTCAGGATGTTGTTCGCCACTTGCCGCCGTCCGTGCTCAAGGGTCCCGGGGATCTCCGCTTCGATGACACGGCGCGCTTCGGCGGCGGAGAGCCGCTGGCTCGCGCACAGGCGGCGGTACTCGTCCCTCCGCTCGGGTGGGCACCAGGCGAGCTTGGTGTCTATCTGGGCAGCGGCCGCGCGCGCTTTCGCTTCGGGCGAGTTCGCCTTCGCGGCATTTGCCGGGTTCGAGAGGTGCCGCTCGAACATGCGGAGGCCGTGTTCGCGCAGCATCGCGCGGCGCTCCGGCGATGAGTTGCGGTTGTACGCGGCGATCTTTGCCGCGCGCTCCTCCCTCACCCCAGGTTGAGCATAGTAGCGTGCGAGCGCGGCCTTCTTGCGAGCGCGGATTTCCGGATCGGCGTTGAGCGCGCGCGCCGCGCAGCGCTTGCACCAGCCTTTCTTCGACTGGGGCGAGATGGTGGCGCCGCAGCCCTCACCCTTGCAGATGCGGTCGGCCATCAGTGCCTCCAGAATGCGATGGTGCGATCGCTGTGCCAGCACAGCGCGCAGGTGGCGCAGCAGTCGGTGCCGCCGGTCTGGGCGGGGCAGACGATGTGCGGGGTGTCTTCGCCGCGGGCGATCACGACCGAGCCGTCGCGCGGTGCATCGAGGCCGCTGAAGCGGATCCGGAACCGGTCAGGGTGCACGCCGAGCAGTTCGGCGATCGCGCTGCCCTCGGGGCTCTCCGGCTCGCGGGCGGTGTATCCGAAGACGCGGAGCGCCGGGAACGCCTCCATGGCCTCGGCCCACAACTCGACATATTCGCGCGAGTAGAAGTCGCCGAGCACATGCAGCCGCACGACGAAGCCGGCCGGGTGCTTGCGCTGCTTCTCGACCAGCTCCAGCCAGAGCGCGCGCTCGAAGTCCGGGCCCGCGGCGACACGCCGGGCGAATTGCATGTTGTTCCCGTAGCAAGTCCGCCACTCGGCGCAGCTGCGAGGGCAGGTCTTCCGCTCCTCCAGTGTCAACGTGAAGATCGGCGAGCCCTTCCAGGCGCCCTTGGCCACGACGTTGCCGATCTTTCGGCTGTTCTTGCCGTCGATCAGCAGGCGCGGGACGTCGCCAGCCTCGAACACGCGAGTGGGGAACAGCGTGCGCCCGTCGGCAAGCGCCGGGTGCGTGTCGGGCATACGGAAGCGGCTGCCCTTGGCCTCGATGCTTTCGAACCGGCGCTGGGTGCCGCCATGTCCACACCCCTTTCTGGGGATAGGCGCCGACTTTGCTTTGGCTGCGGCGCGCATCACGCGACCGCCCAGAGGTCTGCCACCGAGCGGTGCGACCGGAAGGGGTAGGAGCCGTCGAGGGCGCGGGTGCGCAGTGCGCCGGCCGGGAGCGGCTGGGGGCGCATAAGCGACGGACGCAAGTTCTCGCTCGCAGAAGCGGCCATCGCCGCCCCTGCGCCTGTCATGGCGTTCATGGGGTCACTCCTTCAGCCAGCCGCGCCGGCGCTTAGTCCTTCGGTTTCGCGACGATCCCAGCCGCAAACGGCGTTAGGATCTGGATCATCTCCACCGCGTCATCGGCGAGGTCGCCGCGATCGCGATGACAAAACTGGCCATCCGCAGCTCGATCCGCGAATTCAGCTGCGCCCCGCATCAGGGTTGCCACAACTTTGCACGGAGCGTCGCTGGTCGGATCCAGGTCCGTGGCGCCTTGCCCGATGGGGGCGAGGAGGCGCTCGGTGAAACTGGTCCCGAAGAACTGGCACAGCATGAGAAGATGCTGGCCCTTCGGGCGGCGTCGCGCGCCGACGTCGGCAGCGATCATCGCACTCAGGGTGCGGGCTGGGATGCCTGTGCCGAGCTCCACATCCTCGACTGAGAACTTCCGGCCTCGACCCATAATCAGGCTGAGGGCTCGAAAGATCACGTCGTCCGCCTGATCCGGCGAAATCATGCTGTCATTCGACACAGCCAGTTGCTCCTGGGCCAGATAGAAAGGTGAAATGGAAAACGGGAACATCGGCGGGCGAGGAGCCCAAGGGAGGAAGATCCTCGCCCGCCCCGCGCGTCGGAAGCGCGCGGATGGTGGAAGCAGTAGGGGTGCGACCGGCCCAGCTAGCGTCGCTGCAATTGCAGAGAGGCTCACCGCACGTGGCGCAAAACAGAAAATGAGCGCCCATCAGGCCGCGTCCTGTTCGGCGGGATACAAATCCGGGCGCAGTTCGAACCGTGAGCCAAAGCCAGCGCGCTCTGCCGATAGCACCAGCTCGCCGGGCAGGGGCTTACCATTAGCCAGCCAGTACGAGACTAGCTGCTGGGAGGTACCCACCGCGCGAGCGAACTGGGACTGGTTGTTGCCGGCCTTCTCGACCGCCCGCCTGAGGGCGCCGTGATGTGGATGCTCGCTCATGCAACCTAGCTACAGAAAGATTGTAGGCCGTGCAACAACAGTTTTGTAACACACAACCTACAAATATGTTTGTAGGGTCGCGCGCGATGCATCTCGACCTGAACGATCCTGAAACCGCTGCCGAGTGGATGAAAAGCCAGCGCCTCAAGAAGGGTTGGTCGACGATAAAGCTCGCCGCCGTCGCGCGGGCGATCGCGCAGCGAGAGGGCAGCACCATGAAGCTGACACAGCAGTCCGTTTCTGGGTTCGAGCAGCCTCACAAGGGCAAGCGGATCCCGGAATGGTTTCGCTACGTCCGCATGGCTTTCGAGGAGGGTGAGCCAGAGGTTTCCGCCGACACTGCGCCGCGGGAAGAGCTGGTCTATATTCGCCAGCTCGACGTTCGTTATGCCCTTGGCCCCGGCGCCATAAACGACGATCATGCCGCCGCCACGCTGATCCCCTTCAACCTCAGTTTCGTGCAGTCGCTGACCCACGCGCCGACGGAGCGCCTCTTCATAGCCACGGGGTTCGGCGACAGCATGGAGCCCCTGCTTCTCAAGCATGACCTCGTGCTGATCGACACGACCGATGTGAGCATTGGGCTGGGCGACACAATCTGGGCGCTGCACTATGCTGGCAGCGGCTATATTAAGCGGCTGCGACCGGTCATGCGGAACGGCGAGCGCAAGATCGTCATTCTGTCGGCAAATCCCGACTATCCCCCCGAAGAGGCTGACCCGGGCGACGTCACCGTCATTGGCAAGGTCGTGTGGATCGCCAGGCGCATGTGATAGCCTGGAGGCACTATGGCTCTCGCATCAATGTCGCTCGCCGTCGTCGGCGCAAACCACCCGAACAAGGACGGCGGCAACCGCCGGTCCGAAATCGCGTTTTGCAATCCGGGCGAGGCCCTCGATCTCCGGCCGGAGCCGAAGAACGAGCATGATGAGCATGCAATCGCTGTCTACTCGGCTCGCAATTTCCAGATTGGCTACATAGCCTCGCAGCGCGCCGTGCTGCTGGGGAAGCTCTTGCGCGAAGGTCACGAGCTACATGCCGTGTTTCAGGACGTTGCACCTTGGGGCGCAATAGTTCGGGTTGGGGTCGACTGCGTACCTGACCTGCCCGCCGCCGCAGATCATGAAGACTCGATCGAGGGCGACGGGGATGAAGGCGGGGATGTGGATTTCTACGCTGACTACATCCCGCCCGACGACTGAGCGGCCTATCTACAAAACAGTTGTTGACCGGACTACAGCAGTTTTGTAGACGTACTCCCGTCACCTGACCTGTCGCGCCGCGACACGCAAGAAGGTGGCCTTGGAGAAGCGCCTTGCGCCACGAAGTTCTTTCCGAAGACCCTGACCTGGTCCAAGCGCTCGCCGACCTTGTCCCGACCGCGCACAAGCTGCGTGTCGAGTCCGCCCGGCTGCTCGGCATCACCCAAGAGGGTGCGCAGCGCCGCATGGTGCAGGAGAATGTCCGCGAGCTGTACAACCGTATCGCGCTCCGCGCCCAGCGCATCGGCACAACTGGCGAAGCGCTGGTCGAGATTCTCAATGCAACGCTCGACAGCAAGGCGCGGCGCGGGAGGGCGGCACCGTTGGGCGACACCAGCCGCAACCTGCTCACCGGCTTTGCCAACGCTCTCTCCCGCGAGGAGGCGGCGCAGATCGCCCTCACGGCCGCACAGAACGAGATGCGGGCAGCGACGAAGCACCGCACGGCCGTCTCCGAGGCGTGTCGCGCTTTCGGCATCCAAAGGATCGCACGATGAGCCATCGCCGGGCTTCTGACCTTGGCCTCGAGCCGCCAGCTGTGACCTTCCCCCGCCAGCCCGAGACGGTCATCATCACCCCGTCGAACCCGTCGCCATGGTATGGCTTCCCAGCGGAAGGCGATCGCCTCACCGCGCAGCAGAAGCACCACTGGGCCGAGCTGGGGCGCGACGATGCGCCCGAGATCATCACCGTCTTCCGCGAGGCCACAACCCGGGAGATGTGGTGGAGCTCGATCTCGGCGCCGCCCGTGTTCCAGTTCGACTGCCCGGTGATCAAGCGTCTGGCTGACGGTCGCATCCGGGTGATCTCACCCTACGGCATGGACAAGATCGTGCTGGCGAGCGGCTGGGTGAAGGAACCCAGCAAGCGCAACCGGCACCTGCTGCCCCCGGAGCAGCGCCGCGCCGACTGGCGCAAGCCCGGCCAACAGGCGGGCCGGCGGCTCAGCATAGGCGCCGCTGTGCTCGCCGCCCTCCTGCTTGGATCCATGCTCTTCCGCAGCGTCCTCGCTGCCCAGCTTCCCCCCGGAGATGCCTCCAACTCCGCGGTTCGGGTCGCATCCGCCGCGGTGTCCCAGCCCCTCGCTCCGGCTGAGGAGGCCGGTCGGAGCCCAACCCTC